CGTCGGCCCGTCTGAGTCCGAGACCCAAGTCTTTGATGTTCTCCGTTGCGGCATATAACGCCTCTGATGCATCATCGACCCGACTCGAAGCCAATTGCACAAACGTGTGAAGATTGTCCAGAAACCTTTGCCAGCTCGTTGGGTCCAGACCCGAATATGGATGGACCATCATTTCGTACTTTTTGAACCGCGACTGAGACCCCATTGGGAAAAATATCCATAAGAAAACTAGAAGAAGGACTACCCACAATAGCAACATCTTCAAGCTTCTCTACTATAGAAGGCGGAAGAATATGTTCGGTCCCTTTGAACTCGGCACATTCCTCATCGAAACACCGCTGAGAAATACGCTTGGATCCTATATGAAACCATATATGGTTTGACTTGTGTTCCTTGTGAATTCTTTCACAAAATTTGGAGTCGGTCTGGGCATACCAGCCGTTATGTTCTCCGCGCTGAACCTTTTTGATATGGGCCCGACCCTGCCCCTCCATGTACTTTTGAACAAAGTCTTCGAGTTGACCCGTGTTTCCCAAGACCTCTGGGTGCAGAGTCCCCTCCTCTGTTCTGATTGCAAAAAGAGCCACCGTCTCCACATCGGGAACCTTGGAAAACTCACGACCATCTAGGGACCGCCACGGGACATAGGGGTCGCCTGTAGGTTTCTTGTGCGACCATAACATTCGAAGGCCGGACCCGCCATAGACTGACGCATCTATAACCTTGTCCCAATCAAATGGGAAATCATCCGCCAAACTTGTGACTATTTTTGTTCTTAAATTCATGGCTTGGGTCCGAGACACTGTGAGGTTTGGCCAATGTATGTGAACACCAGACTTGATAAGACCTTCACCTATAGATCGCGGTCTGGCCCGAGCAATAAGACAAGGACTCGACGTCTCGAGAGCCTTGTGAATTATAGAACAAAATTGAACAAGGTCTTCATCTGACAACTTCTCGGGAGCCTTGTAGTCCAAGTCTACGAAAAATTTGAAAAGGTCCGTCTTTTGTTCGACAACGTACAATTTTGTTCCTAAATTGATAGCTTGGATGTACTCTCGGTAAAAGTCTTGGGTTTCTTCCGAGGGTACGCACAAAATCCCACCTGACATGAGAACGTGAGTTCCCGGTCCCTGAGGCACGCGCCAGCGTTCTATGGACATCTTAATCTTGGAGGCACTTGTGCCTCTAAGCCGCCTCGTCATCACTCGAAGAATCCAAAAGCCATGACAATATGTGTTTGTGTTTTTGTTTTGGGGTCGACTGTTCGGGTGCCTTGAGTTCCTCGACGATAGCCTCTTCCTTTTTCGTGAGTTCAACTGGCTCGGGCTCCTTTGGAGACTCGTCTGTCACGTCCGTCACAGTCTGCTCCTGTGTCTCCGGAACGGCTGCAGGAGTCTTTTCAGACTCCTCTCGTTCCTCCTCCACCTTTTGAATTTCATAACACAATTTCATCAAGGACATTTCATTTGCAAGTTTCGCCGCCTCCTTCTCAATCTTCTTTGGGTCTGTAATCTCACCCTGAAGCTTGACAAGAATGATCGCCAACTCGGTCTTTGAGCGAGTCATCTCTGAATTTTAGATGGAAATTAAAACAGTGTTGGGGACGCGGACAGTCCCGAAGGGACTGGACTCTCACTCCCTCAAATTGAACGGAGTCCAGTGGGTCGTCTCGATAGCCTGAGTAAACTCTGGGTTCCCCAAGACGTGCTGTCGAATCATGGGCCAGAGGTTCGGACACTGCGCGATACTCCCAAGGGTCTCGAACCGACACTCGTCGTTTTCATCGTAGTTTTTGCGGAAAGGAACTTCGGACCCTTCCATTTTCTTTTTTTCTTCGATGAATCGTTTGATAATGTGACGGTGCTCCGTGGACGTCATGGGCAAATTGAATACGTAGACGTGATAATGATTCAGAACCTCGACTCCATCTTCAATGTCGCGTGGTTCTGGTGTATCCGTCGTAAACTTAAAATAGGAGTATGTACCCCTTTTTAGGTTTATGAGCCCGCGTGTTTCTTCTTCGAGTTCTCGAATCGCACACCGAAGTGGATTATAGACCTCGCGTCGGCGACACCCGCCCGTGACGAACGTCCACTCTCTGTATCGCCTGTCGTGGACGATCAGAAAGTGTTGTATGTCATTCACTTTACTCATCGGTATCGCTATCGCCTTGTGCCGCTCTCGAGGCCCGGCTCGAGGGGGGCTTTCCATCCTCTACTGATGTTTCGGGGGCAAAATATTTAGTGAGATTTCCCGTACGTGGGTTATACGATGCCAAAAATACGAGGCACGCAATAATGACCAAAAATATCCAGTGCATTTTCTATTAGTATATTTTCGTTTAAAAATTAGGGTTCAGTTGGCGTAAAGGATCGAACCCAGACCATTCTGGATACGCAGGATGTTGTAGTTGACTGCGTACAGGTAAGGCGTGGGGTACGCACTCGTGATGTTGGTGTTGTACAGACCCACAACACCGTTGGTCAGGGTCGGGGGCACGACGATACGGAAGGTGTCGAGACGGCTGAAGTTCAGGGTGCCCGTGGGCTGGAGCTTGGAGGTGTCCAAGCAATAGCTGATGATGGCGACGTTGGCCGTGCTGTTGTTATGCACGTAGCCGAAGGGGGTGTTGTAGTACTGGGGCACATCGCAGAAATGGATCAGGGCCCGAGAGTCGCCCACGTCCACACCGTTCACCTGAGTCTTGAGCTGGTAGTTGGAGGCGGTCGCCGAGCCCACGCCGTTGGCGTAGATCTGGGCGTAGTTGACGCAAGGGAAGGCGAGGAACTTGACGGGCTGAGCCAGCGCCAACTCCTGCACGGGATTGGTGCCGAGGACCACACGCTGAACTTGGGTGATGAGCAGGTCGTTCTGGGGCGCCTTGGCGAACCAGTCGCGCTCATTCTGGTCAAGGTACACAAAGTTTGTCCAAGCCTGGTACTGGAGAGAGCTGTACGTGGTGGTGGTATTGGCGGTACCGCCCACAAAGGAGATGGTCAGACCGGACGGCACAGGACCGATAGTCTGGGGAGGATACGAGACAATCACGTTCGACAGGTACACGTTCGACACGTAGACGGGGCCGGTAAACGGCAGACCCGCCACGTACTGTCCGACCTGGATGGAAGAACCGACCTGGCTGACCTGGCCGCTAACCACCAGGGTTGTGGAGGTGGATGTGGTGCCCTGAGCGCCAATCGCCGGATTGACCTGGGCCGACACGAGGGGCTGGTACAGGCTCACGGTGTTTCCAGTCAGGAAGGTTCCGCCGATGTAACCGGCGGACACATTGGAAAAGGAGATGATCACGTTTGAGGAGGTGACTCCGGCGGAGATGTTCGAGAAGGACTGGACGACGGCGACGTTGCCCTGCAGGTTGGAAGATGGGCCAACTGCGAGCATACCTGGGAACAGAGGCCCATCGGTCTGGACCACGTACAGATTCGCCGTGTTGGAAGACAGAACTGAATCGGAGATGACGTTCATGGTTGCGGCTGGTAGGGATGACAGCACTGGGTACGTCGTGGAGCCGATGGATACAGTCTGGCTCAGGTACGTGGACCACGTGATGCGAACCTCCACGTCATGGAACTGCAGGCCAATCAGTGGCAGACACACGGACCAGTCCTTGCAAAAGAAGAACTTGAGGGGCAGGAACGTGTTCTTCTGGTTGTTGAAGGTGGTGCTGTTGAGGTTCAGGTACCGCTGAGAGTAGTTCTGGGCACCGGTGATGGGCTCGATGTCGGTCATGTACTCGATATCTTGGGTGTCCACGATCTGGCCACCAATCAGCAGCTCAACCTTGTCAATCACCTTGGTCCAGTCCACATTGACCATCTGGGCACCGTTCGAATCACGAACCGTAAGGTAGACGTAGCTCAAAAGGTCACCTTTCTTCTCGAAACGGATCGTGGAAATGCCGCCAGCAATGGGCTGGCCCTGAATCACCTGACGCTCCACAGAGTTGGAGTAGTGGGTATAACGCTTGTAGTTGGACCGGTAAAAGGAAACCTCGGGCTTGCCGGTCAGCCAAGCGTCCTGAGCGCCGACGGCGACGAGTTGAACAACACCTCCCGACATTTAGTACTAGCCCATATTTTTTTGCCGTGTCCTAATTCACAGAAACGGTATTGAAGGGCAAAGTGCCCATAACTGGGTCGGATTTCTTTGGATCGGCCAACGAGTATGCCAAAGGATTCTTTTCAAGCTGCTGGATGGCAATATCCAAGAATCCATTCGAAGCACGTGGATTTGGGTTGGACTTGAACTCGTTGAGCGGATCGTCAAACTCTGGGGGCAGGGTGCCACGACCTTGATTGGTGCCTGTGAGCCCCATGGGCCCAACTGGAACGGGTTCCGACTCGATACGAAGCTGAGTCGCAGCGCCCACTTGGTTGACTGGATCGTTGCGAACATTCATACGAGCGGCATTCGCGGCCCGATCTGGCTTGGTGCGATAGCCGGACGACCGAGTCAAATCGGTGTCCGTGTAGCACGTCTTGCCCTCTGCATAGGGCTGGGACACGTTGTACTGTGGCGGACCGTCCGAGAGGGTGTCTGTACGCAGACCCGTTTCTGACCGAATAGTCGGTTTCTTGGTCTTGAGGAAGTTTGGACGACCCTCTGCACCGACCAGTGCGCTCTGAGCGCCACCGCCACCATATGCCCCTGGATCGCGGAAAGCAGTCTTTGTAGCAGCCGCCTGGTGTGTAATGTCTCCGATGTACGCCGCCCCACCGTTCTTGACGACGGGGTTGGAAGGGCCCGCCCGCCCTTCGAGCGTGGTCAGACGCTCCTCATTGATATTTGTAGGCAAAACGCGGAAGTAATCTTGGAACCCGCCGGACGCAAGTACATTAGGTCCAACGCCCAAGCCGGGACCGATGCGCATGGGCTGCTCGAGAGGGGACAAATTGTTCTGCTTGTTCGTGATGTATTCGCGGTTGTACAGGTCATACACGGGCTGACCATACGGGAACCGAGAGTTTGTAGGCGTCACGTCCTGAAGATTCGGAACGGCATCCTTGGGTTGGAGCCGCCAATCACCGATACGACGACCAAAGTTTGGATTTGTGTTCCGAAGATCAAATCCATCTGCACTGTGACCGACTGAATCGGCCATCATATCCACGTCACGACGGGTCAAAGGGGCTTTGGGTTTCGTGGTTGTCGGTGGGGCCGAAGTCTTATCAGACTCCGCGAGCGTCTTACCGGCAAACACAAGACCAACAACGGCTGCAAGAGCCAGAGGATCCATTGATATTAATGTATCTTTTTTTTGGACTAGGGAACACAAGGAGTCCTGCGGACTCCGACTTGGGGGTTTTACCGGTCCCACGTCTTGACGCCCTTGGTGTAATAACGCTGAGCGAAGCGCTGATTCTGGTACTCCCCAAACGTGTTGATGGGATTCCAGCCGATGACGCGCAGGGGCAAGGTGACGTACGTGTTGGGGAAATCATAGGTCTGCTCGGACCATCCCTTTTTCCATGCCGTTGTGGGCTCTTCACGGAGGCTGCTCTCAACTTCCGTCTTATCCGCCAGAACCACTTGGGCCGGACCGTACCATATACCCTTTTCAAGGGTCAGAGGGCTTATATCAAGCGTCGGCATTATTACTTTATCCTTACATTTAATTTCCAGCCTCCATCTGGACACGCTCTGGGAAGGTGGAGTAGAAGCGATCTGGATCGCATGCGGCACCGCCTTGGTCGTGACACTTTGCAGCGAAAGGCCTGCCGTACGCCGCCTGAGCAAAGCCCGTTTGGTCGTTTGGAATCGTTGTGGCGGGCATTGAGTAAAAGTTGCGTTCGGCATCACGCAGACGCTCGAAAGGGTGAATCTGGCTCCATGCAGTCTGGACCTTATCGCGGACGCTTGGGTACCACGCCGCTGCGGGCCGGTCTGGGTTGTCCACGTAATCACTCAAAAGAACGTTCCCCATGGAGTTTTCCGTGGTGGGGAGGGTCGCGTTCGGGCGAAAAATAGTCGAATACCGCGCATCTCCAATAGTTGGACGAAGGGAACCATCCTTGATCATGTTTGTGGTCCACATGTAATACACAATTGCAAGCGCTATGCCTCCAAGGGCGAATACGCGAGCGTCCCGATTGATAATGTAAACAATAACCATAGCATACAGAATGAAGCGAGTCGTTGCCGCGACGCGCTGATCGGCCGTCTGCGTCGCGGTGGGCCAAAATGTCAAGAGGTCACTTGACTTGAAGACGTTTCTGGGATCCATTACTTCTATTTGCGAATATTCTTTTTCTTTTTGCCTGAAGGAGGGAGCCGAGGGGGTGCTGGCGCCCCTCCACCGCCAAGCAGGGACGCAAACGGGTTCCCAGCTCCACCTCCCATCATCTGACTCAGCATACTGTTGACACCGGCCATCAGGGATGCCTCATCTGGCTGACCGTTTGGTCCGAGCTTCATGTTCTTGGCGCAGTTCTCGGCGGCCGCCTCGATGGCGCTGAGCGTCTCTGGAGGGAACATGCTAAGGGTCGTTGCAATCATGTACATGGACGAAAGGTACTGCCAAATGGCCTGTTTTGTGTTGGCTGAGCAGTCCTCACGCTTCCAGATGACGTGAAGGTTCAGATTCTTTGCAAACTCATTCTCTTCGCAAAAAAACGACTCGTCGTGCGCCGTCATTTGACCGGACCAAGGTGCGACCTGTTTCATAAACGTCTTGCAGTTTGGACCCGTCTTGGCGGGCTCGTCAGGGAACACGGTGCTGAGCTCCCCGAGGAACTGGTTCATTATCTCATCGAACGCTTTTAGGGTGGTCATCTATCACAAATTAAGGACGTAGTCCTTAAGTTAAAAGGGCTCCTTCAAAACTGGACCGGAGTCGCCCTGCCCCTGACTCACGATGAAATACACGAGGAGCGCCACCAAAAATGCAGGCTTGAAATAATCTGAATTCTTCAATTTCTCTTCGTTATTCATTTTTGATTTCAAATAGACGTAGGCAGTGACTGTGGCTGCGGCAATGACGGCGGCACTCATGGGTTCACGACAGTATTGATCCATCCTATTATTAGGCGTGGTTTAATTTCTGAATACTGGTTGGCGCATCGGAAAACAAGTCGTCATCGTTCGCGGCGGGCGCGGGAGTGGTTCCTGGAACGCTCGGAGGGGTCAAGGAGTTGTTGACTGTCACAGCGGTATCAACCCCTCCAGGAGTCTTTCCAAACTCCATGTTTCCCGTATTTTGGGGGAGGCCTTCCGCTGGGTCTTCGGGCTCCTCCAAGTCTGGGACGTCTTCGTCCTCATCTTGATTCTCATCCTCATCCTCATGATCCATGTCCAGATCCTCACCAGCTGCTGGAAGCGGAAGGTACGTATTGAGAATCTCGGCCGTTGGAATCAGGTCCTCTATGACCTCTACAATTCTCTTGTGAAATCGAGCCGTCAGAACCTCTTTACGTTCCTCTTCGGGCTTTTGGTCCACGATGATGCTGGGGTTCTCGTACAGGTCTTTGGCACACGCCTCGTAGCACCGCTGAACAAAGACGTCGTTTGCTGGGAGTTTTATAGAGATTTTCTTGGACTTTCTATCGGTCCGAATAGCACTCAGAATCTTGACATGAATCACAAACACAGCCGCCAAAAGGTTCGGGAACAAAGGCTGGTTCTTGATGATGGCTTCTGTATTTTTGAGTGAAATTGAAGAGTTCCACGTCTTGACGCCTCTGAGAAGCTCTTGGAAGACTCGCGTCATGTTCTTGCCCTGAGACTCTTTCTTGGCCTCGAGCCAAATTTCCCAAAAGGCTTCAATCATCACGGGGATCATGGCGTCGCACAACTTCTTCGTAAACCGACGCTCAGACTCATTCAGAAGATCCATTTAGTACAAGCAAAGGACTTATTTTAGGTTAATTCACGTACACACCATCGAGTTGAGACTTCCAGTAGTCCCTTTCATGTTCAAGCTGATGGATCCGAGCAAGGAGTTCCGACTCGATCTCCTCCTTGTGAATCAGTCGCCTCTTGAGTCTCTCAATTTCATTTTCAAATTGCTTTGAACGTACTTTGTCTTGTTTGTTTTCCTGTAGAGATTCCCACGTCTTGTGTATCTTGGACCTTTTGTGCTGAACAAGTGATACGGCATTTTTATAACAAAATCCGGGACGGCACGGACACGTGAGTTGGACTGACACCTCCATGAGTTTGAATGATGTCGAGTCTTTATTTCTTTTTCGTGATTCGTAGTTTCTCAGCAGTCTTTTTGAGGTTGACGAGACTTGGCAGGTACGTTCCCGGATCAACCTCCTCCTTTTCCATTTCCGTCTCGAGAGCCGCCGCCTTGGTCCACTGAACCCGAATATCAAGCGGTCCGACGAGGTCCACTATGTACCCGAGCCTTTGGAGTTGACGACACATGTACCAGACAGTTGGCGGGAGGTCGTACCGTGGAAACCCTATAACAAAGGGGGGAACTGTGAGTATCGCATCCTTGCTTCCAAGTTCAGAAGCCACCTTAATTTTCCTACAAAATTGCTCAAGAAGGGCACGGTAGTACTCTTTTTTCGCAAGGTCACGCTTCTTTTCAGAAGCAACAAGTTGTTTGGCTGATACAGCCATCTACTTCTAAGTGATTAATTTTGGGGCGCAGGTGTTACGCGGGGTCTCGACCGAGCGGTCCTTTCAGGACCTTGTCTGCAAGTTACTCTGGGTAGAGATCATGTTCTGATTGTATGCAGATGAAATGTTCATCAAGTTGGGCTGGGGAGGCTGATTCTTGTACCCTTTGAGCGCCCCCTTGAATTGTGCATCAAGGTTATTCTGAATATCGACCCATGGCTGGTACTGATCGGGCTTGTACCCCGCAGTTGGATCGACCATTGCCGAGTCGCCAATGTTCAGTATGTTCACAGACCCGTCTTGATCTATTTTCGCGCTCACATCGTACTGAGTCCCTAAAAAGTGTTTCGTATCAAAAAACATGATACGGGACTTGTAGCTCCCATCGGGCTGAATGTTCACAAAGACGGTATCTATTGGTGCCATGTCGGGCTTCATAGACTGGATCTTTTCGATAATTGCCTGAACGACAAGTGGGGGCACTGGGGCCGTCAGGTCGATGTCACCCACTGCATACGTCGCGGACTGGCGGCCGTTCCACAGAAAGAAAAGGACGAGGACCGTGAGAACCAGAATCACAAGATTCTTCATTACTTTAGACAAATAAAAAAGGTGCGCGGACTGCGTTCCCCTCCGCCCCCAAAAACCCTCAACCTACATTAGATGGCACTTCTGGTATACTCTGACAAGTGCAAATATTCACAGGACATTATAGGGTTTATCAAGACCCAGCCAGCTCTTATCGAGATTATCAGGTTCCATAACGTGACCACATCTGGCGTGCCTTCGCAGAAGATTACACGCGTCCCGACCCTCGTCACGAACGAGGGAAAGATGTGCGTCGGTGCAGAAGTCAAGGCGTGGCTCGTGTCTATGATTCCGACCGAGTTTGAGTCTTGGGACTGTAGCGGAGGCCTGTGTCAGAACCTCGACGGCTCGGACAATATGGGACTCTTTGAACTGGACAAGTACGGCGAATCTCTTCAGCCTATTTTAACACCAGAATTGGAGGCGAGGATATCAATGAGCGTGACTGATGCGTATCAGGCCCAGAGGAAGTAGGACCAGTTGCGCAGCAACTGTGATCACGAGTCAGGGAGCTCTGCTCCCGTCGGACCGGGGGTCCTCCTCCGGACTCGGTCTTAAAGATTTCACGCACTTTGAAATATAAGATGCATTTTCGCACAATCCAAGCGTCAGCCCTCAAGTCCGTCTTTGAGGTTCTGAAAGATATCATCAATGATGTGAATGTTTATTTTACCGAAAAAGGTATTCACATCTTGACCTTGGACACGGCTCGTGTCACTCTGGTTCACATGGACCTGAGTGCTGAAAACTTTGAAGAGTACGATTGTCCTACGGATATCGTTGCTGGACTGAACATGGCGAACGTGTACAAGCTCCTCAAGTCGGTGAGCGGACAAGACACACTGTTTGTTCGCATCGAGGGCCGAGACTATATGGAGATTTTCATAGAAAATCCAGACAAGAAATCTTCGACCAATTTTAAACTGAAATTGCTGGACATTAACGAGGACATACTCGAGTTTCCCGATATTCACATGAATGTTGTGACAACCTTACCCACTATTGACTTTCAGCGCATCACGAGGGACATGGGAAACCTTGCGACGGAGATGGATATTATCCGTGAGGGCAACACGCTCGAGCTGAGCTGTAGGGGTGACTTTGCCGACCAAAAGACAATCATCGAGTTTCCAGATTCTGTGAAGCGGACTGGAAGCACATTTAGTCTCAAGTACATTAACCTATTCACCAAGGCGACAAACATGTGTTCGAGTGTCCAGCTTATGCAAGACTCTGAGAATGAAAACATGCCAATCATTTTTCGATACACAATTGCAAATCTCGGAGACTTGAAGTTTTACCTCGCCCCAAAAGTTGAGGCTGATTAGTTAAAGTTTATATATGATAAAAATATATGGAGGCCAGGTACGAGGAGCGGATACGTGCGTGTACGTCAGAGTCGGAGCTTACCGAATATCTTCTTTCATGTGTTCCCGTTATAAAGGAATATACGAAGGAGGCTGAACAGTCGACGGTGTTACTAACAAAAAAAGTGGCGGGAGTGCAAATATCATCACGCAAAGGCGTTCAACGAAGCGATATTTACAAGAAATATCTCAAAGAGGTTGAGGATGGGTACGACTATGCTCCAAAGGACCGTGACGTTCACGAAACGCCCTGTAAGCAGTGTGGAACCATGTACTCGAGAACGTTTGACGAAGCAGCATCCGAGGAGATTTGCCGAGAGTGTGGGGCTGTCGAGTACATTCTCGGAGATGAGGTGGGTTTCAAGGAGGAACAGGAAATTGAGAAACACATAATCTATTCTTATAAACGCGAGAATCACTTTAACGAATGGATCAGTCAGTTTCAAGCGAAAGAATCAACGACCGTCCCCGAAGATGTTATTGCAAAATTAAGAACAGAATTTCGAAAACAAAAGGTCAGGGATCTTTCGGAGATTACTCACGAAAAAGTCAAGGCTCTTTTAAAGAAACTAAACTACGCCAAGTATTACGAGCACGTTCCATATATAGCAACTATAGTCAGCGGCATCACTCCTCCAACGATGCCTCAAGCGCTCGAAGACAAATTAAGACTCATGTTTCACGCTATACAAGCACCGTTCGAAAAGCACAAACCGTTAAACCGTAAAAATTTCTTGTCGTACTCATTCGTGCTTTACAAGATGAGCGAGTTGCTTGGAGAGGACCAGTACCTTCCGTGTTTTCCACTTTTGAAGAGCCGTGAAAAGTTGTACGTCCAAGACCAAATTTGGAAGAAAATATGTGATGAGTTACGGTGGGAATTCGTACCGACCGTATGAGGGGAGTCGGAGCGGATCTCCTCCTCCTAGTACATAGACAGGATGGGCACGGGGGGTGGATCGTCCGCACAGATCCGCTCAAACTCAAAGGATCCTGATTTTTCTGGAAAATTGATCAAGTATCCCTGAGAAAGACCTAAAAGATGGAGGTAGTTTCTGGTCTGAATTCGGTACGTCTCATTGAGTCTACTTACCGACTTGAGTTCAATAACGATTCGACGATCGATAATCAGGTCAGCCCGGACGTGTCCCACGTTCTGGCCTTGGTAAAACACGGGGACGATACGCTCAGTCTCGTAAGGGATCTCTTGGGCTCGGAGGGCCACCTCGAAGGCACAGTGGTACACGGACTCGCTGTACCCAGGACCTAAAGAGGACCAAATGTCCTCCGCGATTCGGTACAAGCAATTTTCCATTGAAAATAAAACACGCGACCTTTTTAAGGCGGAGGGAATGCTCTGGCCTCACCATGTATTGTCAACCCAATTCATGGTGGGTGCAGTGTCGTGGTCAGATGTGTTTTGGTCTGTGGCGCCCGACATCCCCATGATATTTTTGGTTCCATGGACACCGCCATGGGGTCTCATACAAGACTGGTGGGTATACTCAGTCTTGTACAAGGTGCCTCACTCCCTATTTTTCTTAATTTTGATCCAAAATTCAAGGGCTCGGAAAATATACGCCTTACACATACTCATGGACATCGTGACTCACACGGGTCAATGGTCTATAGAACCTTTGTGGCCTTTGGGGGGTCCCGTGTCTGGTATCGGGGATGCGGTCACGTGGGTCTAAGCCAGGAGACCCATGTTTCTCATACGAGCAACTATACGAGCTCGCGTGGAACCTTCACCGACTCGATAGTTTCGTATGTTTTGAGATCCCATGTAAAGGCTTCTCACATTGTTTGAGAGCTGATTATTTGAACGTCTTATACCTTGGAGAATAGAAGTAGCATTGGCGTTGCTCATGTTTCTAAAGAAAAATGGAAATTGTGTACGTGCACGCTCGAGTGTGAGGTTGTTGGATTGAACGTTTCTTATCATGTTGAACACTGCATTTTTAGGTGTTCGCGTTTGACGTATAAGTAAGTTTAGAGCATTTCGGGGCCGCTGGGACCGATTCCCCGCATTGGATGCTACACGCTTTCTTGAAACGTATCTCTTAGTCAAATTTTCAAGTGCTCGAGTATTTGTTGTTATTTGAGATGTCGGAACTCGATAATTTTGCCGCCCACTCGATCCCTGATAAGCATTTTTGAAACTACGACCTAGTTCTGGGTGATAATGCACATATCCAGGAACATTTGTTGCAGCTATTCTACATGATGTAACGAAAAGGACACACCCACCATGGTTGCGTGTATCTGCAGATACCTTTTCACATACATCTTTCAACGTGATATGTCGCCCATAAAGCAATCTCCCCGTTGTGTTACTTTCTGGTAGACCCTGAACAACCTGACCGTCTGGTCCTGCGTATCGTAATCCCACAAGTTGATCAAGATTCGGGTTCAGTCTGTCATACACCTCTATGTCCATGTTCTTGCACTTGCTTCTCGGAAGATACACGTGCTCGTACCATTTCCAGTTTCTCAATTTCAATTGATTTGGAATATTGTTCTGTGGAAGAGTTCCACGAATAAATTCCCTGAACATACGCAAGTTTACAGCGAGTCTTTTATATTTTGCGTTTATAACCCCTGAGCTTAATGGGTACCCTGGATCTGACAAAAAGACGATATGGACATTATCTGGTACTTTAAATTCAGTTGGCAATTGTAATCCATGTGCTATTAAGAAACCTATCTGAGACGTTTCAGCGATATTTTTTATAAGATTTGCTCGTGTGACGTATGTTTGAAGATTTGCCGCCGTCTGTCTTTGTCTGCGTGCCAATTCCAAGGGTGGAAGTCTTGGAATTGAAATTTGAGACGATAAGGGCCGTTGTGTGCGTGCACGAGGGCGTCGAACCGGTTTTCTCCGATTGTTCGAACGTCCTGGTGCAAACTCCATTAATTTAAACGAAGAATTTAACGCTGCCCGAACATCTTGGAGTACTTGCTGTGGACCCACCGAGCGTCCGCCTTGTATATGCGTGACGCACGAGGCAGAGTCCGCTTGGTCAGCGTGCTGATGGCAATCAGACGGCGGATCACGGCGTGCGGGTCCTCGCGCCCCTTGGTGACCGCCTTGACGAGCGCCTTGTGGCGGTTCGTGGGCGCCTCCACCGGGTGGTAATGGTACCGGGTCAACATGCCCGCCTTGAGCTTGCCAATCACCTTGGGGCTTTTGCCGATCGCGCCCACGTCCTTGGTGGGCACTGAACGCACGCGGGTGGTGCCCGCCTTGCGCGTGTACCGGTACGTTTTTCCGTCCTTCCGACGCACGGTGATTGTCTTGCGCGCGCGGTGCTGAACATACCCGGACCGAATGATCGTACGCATTTACTGTAATCCTAGGAAAAAGTTTGGGACCAGCCTTTTAAAAACATCTTGAGTTTACCTTCATTTGACGCACTAAAGTCATACACATCCACGTCTGAACCATCGAGATCGAGCGTTTGGAAATCATAGTCGTGCCTCATTTTCATGGTTGAAAGGAGGATACTCATGGCGTACGTCTTGAGATCCTTCACTTCGGGCAGGTGATTCCACGCGAGTTTCATGGCGAGCACGCTATTTTGCCCTAAAAATGGAGACCCCGGTGTCACCTCGGCCGCACCCCCGTCTATGTAGTTGTACCCGTCATTCAATTTTATGCTTGAAAAGAGAAAGGGTATGGCGACCGAGGCACAGACGGCGTCGAGGACGGACATGGTCGGGGTCGTATCGACTGAAAAATACACAGTCTTCATAAAGTCTACGCAGTACGAAGACGCGTAGAGCTTTATAGGGAACCACTCGTAGAGTTCCTGAAAAGTCACGTCGTCTTTTTGTATAAATGTTCGACATGCCTCGACCAAAACTTTACGAATTTTGGAACAAGATATGAGTCCATAATCCTTGAGAAGGCACTTTATATTTGGTTTCATAATTTGTTTTATAGGGACTGTGAGTGCATAGTCGAGAACCTTTGTGGGGTCTCCCTTTGCGAGGCAGTATAGAAAGCCGAGAAGGGCCCCCGCTGATGCACCCGAAACAGCCTCGAGATCATCGAGGTGGCCATCCTTTTTGAGTTTCGAAACGACGCCAAGGTACATAAAGAACCCCATTGCCCCCGGACCAACGACGAGGTTTTTCATACTCTAGTAGAACTGGGGAAAGAAACCACGCAGACTTGCCCACACGATCGAAAAGACGAGTGTATGGACCATGACTGGGACGAGGCCTGTGTGTCCCGAAAAGAAGATGGAGCCGCCATTCGGTGGCAATGTCAGTATCACGCCAGGAGTCAAGAGAACAAAGAGAAGAGCCGGAACAATCAGGTCGGCCGGTGTCATTGTGAATTTGAAAACGAAATGGATGATGGTCCACGATAGAAGGGCCAAAACCAAAGCATGAAACAAAGCCTGTATCAAAAGTCCAGAACTTGGGGGCAAGGAGAGCAAAAGCCCTGGACTCAAGAGAGCAAAGAGTATGGTCGGCACGAGCACCTTGGGCCCTGTAATGTCGATCATTTATATAAACTTATATAATTTGAGCCCGAAGGGCTCCCTTAGATGGGGTTGTTACCGAAGGACTCAACGTGTGAGCGCCCGTAGGTGGTACTGAGCCCACCCGTGAAACTGGTCAGCCGAAACACGCTCTTCAATAGTTTCGATAGTTGATATTTCGGCCCACAAACGCATATGCACCGGATTTGGGTACAGACGCGCTGGGCCCCACAGCCAAGGCTCCATCACGAAATCAATAAATTGGGAGTACTTGACGACGTGTGTTAGGTAGTTCTTCTGAAGCTCGTCGTAAATAATCATCCACGCGTCCAAAAGGTCTTCAGAATAGACCGCTTGCCAATCCTCTGGATCGAGCTGAGAATCAAATTCATCCGAGTCTTCATCCGAGTTGCAAATCTGCTCGTACTGGTATGCATCACGAGAGTACTCGTCGTTGATGCCCATTTTTACTTGTGTATTCAAGGCACGAGCTCCTTAAGTCCCGTAACAGTGACTGAAGCCGTCTCCTTGGTCGGGGCCGAGTCCTGAATGGCGTTCCAAGCACCCTCAACCTGAGCCTCGTTCCCACCGAAGAACGTACGAAGACCCTTCAGAATAACCTCCTTGGTAATAGACCCCTTGGTCGTCTTCTGCTTGAGATTCACCTTGACCTTGTCCTGAACCTTGACAGTATCAATCTCGTTCTGCTGCATGTGCTGAGTCACAAACTTGCGAAGATCCTTCTCACGCGTATTTAACGTTCCGAGATCTTTGCGAGCTGCGGCCAACTGGGCTTTTAAAGCGACCCACTCGGTCATAGCGGTTTTAAAGTCCATTTTCTAAGAGAATGAACCATTTTTTTAACGTATCGAAGGCGCGGGGGCGGACAGTCGCTGCGCGACTGGACTAGCTGTAGTCGTAATCGATCTCAAACTTGGGCCGCATGACATCTGGAGGAATCGTGCTGAGGTTGAAGATGCTGACTGGGGTGCGGGGGTTCAGGGGCTCGCTGCGGAAGTCGCGGTTGGCGTTACGCAGAACACCGCCCAGCGTCTCGGGGTAACCAATCTGGCTACGAGGGTCCAGGTAGTTCTGGTTGCCCAAGATCTTGTCTGGGCTGAACTGGCCGAAATCCTCGGTGGCCACCACGTCGCGGGGGATCAGGCTGGCTGACGACACGGTCTGGCCGATGTTGTCACCCATGCTCAGAGGGGCAGGCATCATCATGGTCGTCTGAGCGGCACCGCCGCCCATGACGGGACCGGCAGTCACGTTCATACCCGTCACAGCCATCTGGCCCTGGCTGGCCATCCCGAACCCACTCTTGCGGCCGCTGAACAGGAGGAACAAAATAATGACGACGAGGACAACGATCGCGA